CGGGGAGTGAGGACAGCGCGAGCCCCCGCCCTTGCTCGCAGGGACGGGGAGGGGCGACCCTGCGAGGTGTCGTCATTCTCCCTCTCCCCTCGTCCTTCACGAGGGGAGAGCGTCGGGGTGAGGGGCAGGCGCTTGCTCCAACGTGGTGGTACACCTGCCCCTCACCCTAACCCTCTCCCCCGCTGCGCGGGGGAGAGGGAACCTTCCGCTAGACCGCGAACTTCAAGAGCTTGATCGCCGCGAAGTCCTGCACGCCGCCGCCGACGCGCTTGGTGGTGTAGAACAGCACGTAGGGCTTGGAGCTGTAGGGATCGCGCAGCACGCGGATGCCGAGCCGGTCGACGATCAGGTAGCCGCGGCGGAAGTCGCCGAAGGCGATCGAGTAGCTGTCGGTGGCGATTCCCGGCATGTCCTCGGACTCGGCCACGGGATGGCCGAGCAGCATCGGCGGCTCGCCCGGCTTGCCCGCCGGCTGCCAGATGTAGTTGCCGTCGGCGTCCTTGAACTTGCGCACCACGCTCTGTGTCGCCCGGCTCATCACCCAATGGGCGTTGGCGCGGTAGCCCGACTTCACCGCATAGGCGAGGTCGATCAGCTTGTCGGTCGGATCGGAGGCCGGGAAGGCGCCCGCCGCGCCGGTGGCGATGAAGCCGATGTTGCCCCACGACCATGAGCCGTCGGCGATCTTGGTATAGTCGAGGAAACCCTTCGGCCGGTTGGTGCCGTTGCCGGTGACGAAGGCAGTGCCTTCCTGCTCGGCGAAGGCCGAGCGCACCTCCTCCGCCAGCCACTGGTCGATATCGACGGCGCTGTCGTCGAGCAGCGTCTGGGTCGCCGCCGGCATGGCGTAGAGCTCCATGGTCGGGAAGGCGAGCTCGGTGAGCGTCGGCGTACTGGTCTCGGGCCGCGCCGCGGTCTCGCCGACCCAGCCGGAGCCCGGCGCGGAGAGCGCGAACGGCTTCTTGTAGACGGAGGACGACACCTGGCGCACGCCAGCGATGGCCCGGATCGGGGAGACGTCGCGCAGCGCGCGGTTGACGGCGCGCTCGGTCTCGTCGGGGACGAGGAAGCCGCCGTCGGGATCGGAGCCGACCGAGAGCGCCTTGCTCTCCAGCGCCCGGAGCGAGCCCGCCTCGCCGTGGCGGACGTAGCCCTCGAAGGCGGCCTTGTGCTGGGGCGCCACGGCCGAGCGCGGGGCCGAGCCGGAGAGCTGCGGCCGCGCCGCCTTGTGGGCCAAGTCCTCGACCAGGCGCTTGTGCTCGTCGAGCGCGCGGTCGATGCGGTCGAGCTTGTCGGTGGTCACCACGTCGGCCGACATGCGCCGCTCGATCTCGCCCAGGCGACGATCGTTCGTCTCCTTGAAGCTATCGAAGGCGCGCATGAAGTCGTCGAAGGCGAGCCCTAAATCGTCGGCACCGGCCGCCTTCACTTCGAGCGCTTGGTCTTTCAGCATGGCATCAAGTCCTCGTTTCAGTGGGGATAGGTTCTGAGCAGGCGCGCTGCTTCCGACATGCGCTGGAGCAGGCGCGCTTCCCAGCCGGTGGCCTGCCCCGCGTCCCGCAGGGGTCGCAGCCCTTTGTAGCCCTCGCGCATCACGGCGCGGGCCTCTCGGCGCGTGAACCCAGCATCCTGCGTGAGCCAGCGCTCGAATTCGCGTTCGGTCGGCGAGCGGCCGAGGAACGGCCAGCTGCGCCCTTTCAGCGATGCGACACGCGCCTCACGCAGCATCGGGAAGGTGACGACCGAAATCTCCCAGAGATCGATCTTCTCCAACCGGCGGATGCCGGTGCGGTGATCGCGCAGGCCGCGGATGACGCGGAAGCCGATCGACAGCCCGTCGATGGCGCCGGCGCGGATCAGCGCCAGCACCTCGCGCGCCTTGGCGACCTCGAGCATGAGCCGGCCGCGCACGAAGAGGCCGCGCGCGTCCTCGTAAAGCCTCAGCCACACCCCGATCGGCTGATTGGGGTCGTGCTGGAACAGCATCCTGATGCCGCTGGTGCTGCGCTCGGCGAGGCTGTCGCGGAAGGCGCCCGGGACGACGACGTCGCGGCCCATGTCCTCCTTGTGGAACAGGCTCGCATAGCCCTCGAAGATGCCGTCGAGGTCGATGCCTTTGAGGTCGAGCGCGGTGAACTTCACCTCCCGCGCCGGATCGCTCGCGCGGATTTCAGCGTGCGTCATGGCGTTGGTTCCGGGTGGCAAAGAAGTCAGTGTCGCCGGCCAGGACTGGCGCGTCGGTGTCCAATCCAGCGTGCATCACTCTCGACAGCATCAGCTCTACGCCCCTCTCCACCCGCCTTCCCGGAAGCCGCGCCCTTAGGCGACCTCCGCTTGCGAGCAAGCGTGCGCAAGCGCGGCTCTCCGGGATCTTCATGGTTGCGGTCTTGCCGCATCGGGTGAAGATCCCGGGTCTGCGGCGCACCACTTGCGTGCTGCGCCGCGCCCGGGAACGCGGCCAGGAGAATTGACGGTGTCACGAATCGTCCGCTGCCGGGCCGTAGCCGACGGCTGACCGCTTCTCGTCGCGGGTGAGGAAGCTCGCCTTGTCGATGCGCGACCACAGCGCCTCGCGCTCGGCCGACAGCGCTTCGATTGCATCGAGGTCGGGGCTGAGCGAAAGATCGCCGCCGTAGGCCGGCCCGAGCCAGCCGACCAGCGCCTTGGCGGTGCGGTTGACGAGCGGCAGCACGCTCTGGCGCCAGAAGGCGCGGGTTGCCTCCTGCAGGTTGGAATAGGTGTTGTCGCCGGGGATGCCGAGCAGCATCGGCGGCACGCCGAGCGCCAGCGCGATCTCGCGGGCGGCGGCGTGCTTGGCCTCGATGAAGTCCATGTCGTGCGGGGAAAGGCTCATCGCCTTCCAGTCGAGCCCGCCCTCGAGCAACAGCGGCCTCCCCGCATTGCGGGTGCCCTGATAGGTGGCCTCGAGCTCGGCCTTGAGGCGCTCGAACTGCTCGGCGGTCAGGTGGCCGCCGGTGGTGTAGACCAGCGCGCCGGAGGGCCGCGCCGAGTTGTCGAGCAGCGCCTTGTTCCAGCGGCTCGCGGCGTTGTGGATGTCGATGGCGGCGGCCGCAGGTTCGATCGGGGAGAGGCCGTAGTGGTCGTTCACCGGGTGGAACATCTTGACGTGCAGGATCGGCGGCACTCCGGGCGCCGCCTCGCCCGTGAAGCGCACCGTGCGTCCGCCGGCTGAATATTCGTAAGCCTCCGGCCAGCCGTCGGGGCCGGGGACCACCTTCATGCGGTCGGGGCGGAGCACGTGCAGCTCGCGCAAGCTGCCGCCGAAGGCTACCGCCTCGAGGTAGGCGTTGCCGGCGACCAGCAGGAAGCCGTACCAGGACTCGCAGAGATCGGTGGCGGTGTGGCCGGGACTCGGCCGGCCCAAGAGATCGAGCAGGGGATGCGTCTCGATCTCCTCGGCGCCGTCATAGAGCACGAGCGGCACCGAGGCGGCGGCTTCCGAGATCATGCGCACGCAGCGGTAGACGACCGCGTTCTGCATGACGCCCTCGCGGGCGAAGGCGGCATAGTCGCGCGGCGTCCACACCGGACCGCCGGGCAGCTCGAGCGCGATCAGCGGGCCGGTCAGCGAGGCCTTGGCCTCGGGGCCGGACCACAGGCGCGCCAGCGCACGGCCTAGCCGCTCCATGCGTGACGGCCTCTGGTCGGCGTTGCGTGTCAGCATTCGGGTCCTCTGGTTCCCTCTCCCTGCTTAGCGGGGAGAGGGTTAGGGTGAGGGGCGGGTGAAGCACGACGTCGGAGGGGCACCTGCCCCTCACCCCGACCCTCTCCCCCTGCCTGAACAGGCAGGGGGAGAGGGAGAGTTCACAGCGCGCGAACGCTGGGCTCGGGGTGCGGATCGAGCATCAATTCCGTCAGCGCCCACACCAGTGCATCGAGCCGATCCGGGCTCTTGCCAGCGACGAGGCCGTCGGCGCCGAAGGCCAGCATCTGCGCCTCGAGCTCCGCAAAGTGCCCGACATGCGCCACGCGGGCCTCGGCATAGAGCGCGGCCACCGGCTCGGCGCGCAGCCACTTGCCGCGCGTCGCCCTGACGAGGCTGATCGGCACGCCGGCATCGACCTGGCGAATCACGCTCTCGACCAGATCGCCGCCCTGGTTGACCTCGGCGACGATGCGGTCGGCGGCGAAGTCGCGATAGGCGGCGACCGCCGCGCGCGCCCAGGCGGCCGGCTCGCGGCCCTGCAGGGTGCGGTCGGCCAGCACGTAGCCGCGCCGGTCGATGCCGAGGCCGGCGACGACGAGGCCGCAGGCGTCGGAGGACGTGGTGGCGGTGACCGGAGGGTCGACCGCCACCACGATGCGGGTCAGCTCCGGCGTGCTGCCGACCCGCAGCTCATCGATCCAGTCATGGCGCCACAGCGCACTCGAACAGTCCTCGATCAGCTCGCCGTCGAGCTCCTGGCGGCCGAGCGCGGTGCCGGCATAGCGGCGGCGCAAATCGGAGAGGAACGGCGGTGCCAGGAACTCCTTGTTCTCCTCGCTCGCGGCGCGGTCGACGGCGGTCGCGGCGTCTTCGATGATGCGCTTCAGCAGCGGGATCGGCCGCGGCGTCGTGGTCACGACCTGGCGCGGCGCCGGCCCCAGCCGCAGCGCGAACTGCAACATGTCCCAGGTGCGATCGGCGTAGCGCCACTTGCATACCTCGTCGCACCAGGCGGCGTGAAACTGGGGCCCGCGCAGGCCGTCGGGGTCCTCGGCAGAGAACATCTGCGCGATGGCGCCGTTGGGCCAGACGAGCTGGTGCCTCGATGCCCACAGCACCGGCCGATCGCCGGTGCGGTGCACGGCCAGCAGCCCCGAGATGCCTTCGACCATCACCGCCAGCACGTCCTTGATGGTCTCGCCGACGAGGGCGATGCGCATCGCCGGCTCGGAGGCGAGCGGGTCGTGGCCGAGCGCCTGGGCCTTCACCCACTCGGCGCCGGCCCGCGTCTTGCCGGCGCCGCGGCCGCCGAGCAGCAGCCAGGTCCGCCAGGGGCGGCCGTCGGCAGTCTCGGGCGGCCCCAGCTGGTCCTCGCGCGCCCAGATCTGCCAGTCACCCAGCAGGATCTGAAGCGCGCGCGCATCGAGGCGGCGAAGGCGTGCGAGGATGCGATCAGGGTTTGCCGCGTTCTCGGAGCTTGAGAATCCGATCCGCAAGCTCCAGGCGGAGGCGCTCCGCCTCCTCGAGCTCGGCGGTGGCGGAGGCGGACCGTCCGGACTTGG